ATGATATAAACCAGTTAAAAGTTGATTGTTCATTTTTTAAATCTTGTTGGTAAGAAGTATTTAATTGTTGTTTTACCGTATCTAAAGATTGCAAAACTTGTCTCTGATTTTCAGGTTGATAAGTTTCTTTAGGCTCTGGAATATATGCAGTAATCTTAGCCATTATCTTCTACCATCAGGTTGTACGTCTGCTCGAAATGTGCCATATCTCCAAGATTGGCCTGAACCAGTATTTTCAATTTTTAAACTAGCTGCTCTACCTCTAGCTCTTGTGTCTACTTTTTGTGTGGACGAAGATATAGTAAAAGGACCGAGAGGCGAGGACGCTGCAGTGTCGACAGGAAAATCTTTTAAATTAATAGTTACTTGTGCATCACCTGTGATTCTTTTAAAGTCTGGAATAAACCTTCTTATCTTTGTAAAAAATTCACCTTGCCCTTGTAGATCTAATTGGAAATCTCCGGATTGAATATTTGCTAAAATTGCTGTAGTGCCAGCAGTATTTACTTGATCTACTCCTTTTTCATGTTCATAGAAGGTTGTTGCTCCGTTAACGTTAGTAGCACCTTTAATATTAGGAAAACTTGGCGTGCCAGTAATGTCATATTCTGTGGCATATGGATGATCAAAAAGTTGAGCGTCATAATAAGTTGTTCTAGCTAGAGAGCCTGTTGTCCAAACATTTTCTGTGTAATTAAAAGTTACGTTTCTATCTATTACATTAGATCCTGATTTTGGATAATACCAAGTAACTTCTCCAAACAAAGTGTTATAACCAGCATAAACTTTTTTAGCTTGATCAAAACTTATTCCAAGATCTCCTGTGTTATTTGTTGTAAATACAAAATCTTCAACTGTGCAAGGTAAGCTTTTTACCGTACCATCATAAGCAAAGAATCCTCCAGAATCAGCCATCCAATAAACTACACCATCCGCATAAACTAAAGCATGCTTACCGATCAAACCACAATTAGATCCTACTTTTCTTATTGAGAATGTGAAAGGTGGTCCAACGAATTGTGATATGTATGCTGCAGTGTCTGTTAAAATAAAAATATAATCTTTACCTTTTACAGCTCCCCTAATTTCTGTTCCATCATCTAATTGAAAAGTTCCCGCAGTATTTGTTGAAGTAGGAGCATAATCTGTAATATCCTCCTGATCAGAAAATCTTATAAACATTTTGTCTTGTGTGCTTGGCTGACCTACTGTTGTTTCCGTTCCTAAATGAAATAAGTGCCTGTCTTGGTCTGACACAATAGTCATCACAGACCTGGTTGGGTTTCCAGTTGCAACCGTGGCTCGTGTTTGTGGTGCGTTTGAATTGGTGTTTATTGGTTCCCAAGTAAAAGTTCTACCATCCAAAACAGTAGCCACTAAGTTTTGACCAAAATTATCTAAGGACCAATCAGCTGAAGGTAATACTACCGTGCTGGCGGATGATGCCTCACCCCATGCAATAAATCCAGCAGTGTCTTCTACTATGGCACCGTTAGAGTGTGCAGACCTTGTGGAACCATTTGCACCCCTTGTAATTCCTGTAAGGTCATTGGAAGACTTCCCAGTGTAAGTTATCAACTCACCTCCAACTAAAATTTCACCAGTCGTTGGAAACAACGAAGCATCAACTAAAGTAATATTAGTAGCTGAGCCATTATTTCCTTGAGCGTCATCCGCTAAAGATCCGTTTAAAGTTGAGGATATCGCTCCAGCTAAACTACCACTCCATAAACCTGTACCCCATCCAAAACCAAATGTTTGGTTTAAAGATCCTGGTCTGACGTAAGGATTAATGGAAGCACTGCCTGATGCAGAAGCTGTCCCTGAAGAGGTTAAAGGCATTGTTATTGTAAAACTATTTATTGTTGGAACAGTAACTACCTGAAAAGTCCCAGAAAAATTACTTGCAACAAAACCTGTAGGAGCTACAGATATAGTAAACGTAAACAAATCACCAACCTCTAATCCATGCGAATTTAAATTTACTGTAACTGTTGCTGAACCACTTGAAGTGTTAAAGGTTGCACCAGCGATTGTGGCATCTAATGGAGTAATATCATAGAATGCCTCAGAGTAATAAAGTATTAAAGCTTTGTGAGTTCCTATAACCACATATCTTCGACCGTCTAAATCTGTCCATTGATGTTGAGCTCGTGCAGCTCCTACTAAAGTGCTGGCTGTCAGTTGCTCCCAACCACCAATTTTCTCTGGAAGACCATATCTAAATCTTACATTATCTCCATCAATATACTGCCCCTCGGCAGCTGTTGGGGTTATCTGTTTATTAAATCCAGGTCTAATATCTACAAAACTTAAAGGCATTCCAAATTATACAATATCTAATTTGGTCTTTCTACACAGGCTCTTTTGGTAGTTTTATAGTCCATTCTAGCTTGGGTATTAAATCATTGAGTTTAATTAATTTTATCTTATTTCTTTTTATAAAAGGATTAAACTCTTCTAGATCTAAAATTACCCATTCATCTTCCATCTCTAAAACCAATTTGTCTGCTTTAGAATCTGTCCTCCCACTTTGAGCAGGTGAGCCATCAGGTAACTGATACATATCTCTTACGTCAAATTTAAGAAAAGCATTTTGACTTTTAAGAATGCCTGCAATATTCCAAGAAGTTTTTTCTTTTGGATATTCTATGGCTGTAAGATATTTACTAAACCTATCAACTATTTTTGAGCTTTTCATTAATAGGCTCCTCATTTAGTCGATCAAAACTACAATTAAAAGCAATGACAGTTCTTCTTCTTTTTAAGAAAGTAGTATTAGAACGATGGGGCATGTTAGCCGGAAACAAGATAACATCGCCTTCTTTACATGGAACTAATTTTGTTTTCTTGTTTGTTTTATAGTCGTAAAACTCTGTTACATATTTAGGATCAGGCAATTCTAAATAGTATACACCTGCAAACTGAGTGGAAGCATGTAGATGCCAGTCATGTTGATCCATTCCTGTATATTGTTGAAACCACCCATTGTCTATGTTCCAAGCACCACAATGCATCTTATGCATCGCCTCTTTCATATAAGGTCTTAAGACTTCCCAAAAAAATTCTAAGTATTCTCTTTTTACTTCTCTTCCATAAATATAATCTGTATTTCTAATGCATTGTCCTTTTTCATAAACAGTTGTCTCAGGGACTTTTTTAATAAGTTTTAATATTTTGTTTTTTACTTTCTTGTGCTCTTTTATACTTATCACAATACAATAGCCGTCTATGTTTTCAAATCTAACCATTATATATAATTAAACCATCCTGTTATTATATACTTAGTTTCTTTTAGAGCAGGGCATCCTCTATGAGTGTGTGTCCAATACGCAGGCCATATAAGTAATTTACCTTTTTCTGCTTTAAATTTTTTATTTTGATAGAGATATTCTGTTTGTCCACCTTCTTCAACGGTATTTAAATAAGCCATGAAAACTAAAAATCTACTTCCTATAAAACCTTCTGCTCCATTGTTTTCAAAGTGCCATGCTTTATAATATTGACCAGGAGTATATTTTTGAATTTTAACATGCTCAGTAATACCCCACGTTTCTTGCATCTTATCACAATAAATAAATTTCTTTTTATATGCTTCAACATTTTTTTGTAACTCTTTTTTAAATAACATAGGTAATTGATCGCCGGTATAAAAAGATTCTGTGCATTCTTTTATTTCTTTGTTAATTTTATTTTTACCTACTCTTCCCTCTAATTTTGCATAATTAGAGTTATCACCTGACTCATAGAGATCTATGAGTTCTTTACAAAGTTTTTTAGAAATCTTACCTTCGTATATAAAATTTATATTTTTTGACCCATCCATTTTATTGACATCCTTGCATAGTGAGGTTTATTAAAACTTAAAGCGTGGTGTTTGTCCACAGCATTTATCTCTATTAATTTACCTGATTCAAAAGGCACTTTTCTTTTAGAAGGTAAATGAATAAATTCACCTCCGATATTCTTAGGTAGTTTTTCATTACACAATAAAAGTATGTAAGCATAATCATCTGGCCCTCCATCTATGTGAGGAGTGCCGTCCATACCTTTGAATTGTAAATTAGCAGAAATTTCTTTTAGAAATATATTTTTCTTTACGACCTTTTGAATATGAAAAAAAGCATCTACTAAAGATAAAGACAATTCTTTATTGGTATTGTAAGTTATATTGTTTTCGTTGTGCCTATAGAAAAAAGTGTTACCCAATAATCTGTGTGATCCTGATTCTTTATAAGGCCATGTTTTACGATTAGCTATGTTATCAGCGAACCATCCTTGTTTAACTAGATTAGAAGATAGCGAAGCTATCCAACTATTATCAAAAACATTTTCATAAACTGTTATCATGTATCAGACATTGATATTCCAATTCTATGAGACAGGGCTATAACTTCATGTGTCCAATTTTTTGGAACATAAATTAAGTCTCCAGGTGATAGAATATACTCTTCCTTTTCTTTTATTATCCATTTCGTTTTACCTTGACATTGCCAAAACCAAACGTTTTGCCAATCATGGTGTTTACCTAAAGTATCGCTTTTTATAAAATTAATATATAAATGAGCAAATTTCAATTTTAATTTTTTAAGAACTGTTTTTACTTTAGCCATTTCATGTGCGTGATGAGCTACCCAAAAAGCAGGGGGTATATGCCTTACATCTTTGTTGCTTTCAATGCTTTGATTTAAATTATTGATAGCTTCTTTCCATGTAATAACTTTAGTATCAAACTTTCTTTTAATTTCTATCTGCTCCATAATAATTTATATTTATAACCATTCTTGTTTTCGTATCTGTGGTAAGTCCTGCACAGTGTTCTATGTTGCCATCAAAGATAAGTATTCTATTTTCTTTACAACTTATCTTTTTAATTTTGTTATTATGTTTTAATTTTGTATAACCATTATTGTTGTTCATATATAGAATAGCTGTCTTACAATAATTTTCATTTGTATAGTCGGTATGCCAACCAGACTCTAATTGTTTTGGTTTTTTTAAAGTTAGATTAGCTCTAATTTGTATAAGAGCAGCAGCGTTTAAACTTGTTACAATATCATCCATTAAATAAAAATGTCTCGATAAAGGTAATGAGTTATTAAAAAAACAATGCACAAAATACTCTTCGTCCGTAGGTTTAACCTGAGCATCTCTATAATGCCATTCCATATCATCAGAATACATAATAGTTTGTAGTTTTTTAAATATGTCTTTTGGTAAAAAATTATCTTTTATTTCCATATATTCCTACTGATAAAACTATTCTTTCTTTGTGAGAACTTGCACAGTGTAAAGTGCCATGAGGTATAAATAAAATATCTCCAGGTGATACCGTAACTACTTTGTCTAAATTATTAAAATAATATTGTGTGTCGTTTACAAGTCCTAGAATAACAACACTTTCTCTGTCTACATGAGCTCTTCCTCTAACTCCTTTAAAACTTAAAAATATATCAAACTCACAAAAACCATAATGAAAAATTTTCATATCATTTAACCATTTTTCATATTGTTTAAAAAAAGGATGACCTTCAGTATTTAAAACTTGAAAGACTTGATCTAGTGCACAGCTTTGATAATTTATGTACGGTTCTCCTTTGGCTTCTACTTGAAAACTTATGTCGTTGATAATTCTAAAAACATCATTAAAAGAAAAGGGCATGTGATAAGCTTTTTTGAAAAGCCCTACTTGTTTATTTTGCATTAACTTTTGTAGTTTTTTACTTATCATCCATCACTACGTCTTTTGTAATCGATTTATCAAAGATACCTAGATGAGGCCTGTTATCATAAAGGTTTCTGTTTTTTATATCTGCTTTGTTGTAATGTAAAAAAACTTGTGCACAAATTAAATTATTAGTCCCTCCAGAGCCATGAAAAGGATCTCTTCCATGTTCTAACATAGTCCCTCTATATGCAATCATATCACCTGGATTCAAATTAATGTATTTTTTCTTACCTTTAATTTTAAACCAAATTGGCCATCTATCTCCTCCTAAGAATAACGTTGTTGAAATATCACAGCTGTCTCTATCTTTATGTGCTTTTAATTCAGAGCCTTCTCTATACAATCTTGCATAAGCATAAGTAGGTATTAAAGGCATCCCTGTGGCTTTTTCCATTTGTGGTTTTAATTGTTCCAACAATGTTTCAAAAGCTATATCACCATATGTAGCAAATGCATTATTACATTGGCTGTCATTGAATAAGCCATAGTCCCAACAATTAGGTGGAAGATATTTAATTGTTTTTAAAGTATAACAAACCTGTTCTTTCATTAAAAAATATTTAAATAAAAAATTTGCAAACTCAGGGTTAATTGCATTTTTCAAAATAACGTGATGTTGTTTTTTAAACATAAGGTGCTCCTACGTGCCATTGGGTTAAACTATATCTTGTGCCTGATATTACAGGTTTTACTCTATGCCAAACAAAACCTGGAAATATAATAATTGATCCTGCTTTACGCATAAACTTTGGTGTTTCTACTATATCTTTATAGTGGCTTTTATATGAAATTTGAAACTCACCACCTTTAAAATCATCATTTAACAATAAAACACTAGATAGTTTTCTTATTTTTCCTTTTCTCCATTCAGGTCCTGATGAAGGAATACTAGTAAAAGCATCGGTGTGCCAATTGTAATGTTGCTTTTTAGTATAAGCTGTTAACTGTGCAGGTTCAGTCATCTCCCATTGAAAATTCCAACCTGCCTCTTGATTTGCTTTTCTTACATAAGGATGAGTGTATTTATATAACCAAGCGTCGCTTCTAAAAGTCACCCATGAATCTCTTATCTTTGATCTTGCAGGTTTATCTTCAACGTTACCTTTTACTTTATCTTTTGATTGTTTCATCATTTTAATCATTTCGTTTAAAATTTTAGGGTGCACTGCATTTTCAAAACAATAATAATTAAATTTTACTACCATGATACTTTAAGATTAAATGCTAAACTAATCCTATCCTTTTTTGTTGGGTTGGGAAAAACCATGTGTTCTACGTTATTAGGAAACAAAATCAAACGACCCGTGCGTGGTGTAATATTAAAAGTATGTTCATTAAAATGATTTGATTGAACTTTTGTATTTTTATTTAACATCGGAACAACTCTTGTGTAATTATTAGGATTTATAAATTGAACGCTTCCTTGTTTATCATTAGCTTGTATATAATATATTCCACAAAAATCACATGCACTAGCCCCTCCATCATGAGAGTGTTGTCTATTAAAATCGTTTTGTTTATTTATGTTCATCCAAACTCCATCAGGGGTAATTGCGCAATCGTCTTTTAAACCATAAGCAGTCACAAAAGATTTAAGAATAACATCAATATGATTAAAAAAATTAAAAAGTGGGTTCTCCTCATGAGATAAAAAATCACTTTGAAAACCACCTATGTTAGATATTTTTCTGCCTTTTGTTTTTCTAATTCGTTTAGCATATTTTTGTAGAACCCTTATCATAAATTTATCGGTTAAATGAGTTGCTATAATAGGAACGCAAAAAGGAGTATAGGTTCTAACCTCAATTTTATTCTTCATCTTGTTATATGTTTATGTTGAACGTAAGTTGTTGTATAAAAAATATTCATCTGATCACTTATGTTTTGAGAAATGTGATATCTACAAACTGAAGGAAAAATAAAATAAGCATCACTTTCTAACGGAAAATTCCATGTTCTACTTCTTCTTCTCATGTCATCATATTCAACAATTAATTTTGAAGATCCTGGTTTAACGTCTACACATAATAAACAAGTGTAGTCAGGGCTATCAACATAATTTAATCGGTCAACTCTTTCAGTATTTTGAGAAGTTTGCATCGGAAGCATAACTCCACCAAATCGATCTTTTTGAGTAATCCTTCTATTTATTTTAAAATTTTCATAAACATTATAATTTATTGCATCTCTTATATACATATCAAATTGAGTGAGTGCTTGACAGTGGGTTACTTTAATATCTTCTTTATTAGTTTTAAATTTATAATTTTTATGTAGATAGTTATACATAATGATGTCACGAAGTTCAGTAAGATCAATTTCACAAATAGATTTATGATCGGTGATTGAACCAAAAAATAATTCTTGCTGACTAATTATAATACTTCTCACATCATTCTTGCCTTATTTACTTTTATATACTAAATTTAAAAAATAAAGCAATGAATATTATAGCGATCCACACAAGTCACGATGGTTCTATTTCTATCGTAAAAGGTAATAAATTTATAGTTCACGCGCAGATAGATAGGTTCTCTAATATAATAGCCTCCGCTGTTCCTTGTTCTAAAATATTAAACGTTATTAAAGAATTAGATATGGTTTTTGATGTTGTCTTAATGTCTTTTCTTAATGGGTCAGCTCATTGGTTATGGGAGGATGCTCTTAGATCTTATAATTTAATAAACTCAAAAACTAAAATTATTTATTACGAAGATAAACATCATCACTATTTTCACACTATGTGTGCGAAGATGACTGTTGGAGACAATGAGAATATGGTTGTGATAGACGGAGGAGGTTCCCCTTTAAAGAAAGGTTTTGAGGAAGAGACTATATTTAAAAATAATAAAATAGTTAAACAAACACAACAATCAATTGGTATTGATTATGAAAAACAAGTTAAGAAAAGATTAAAAACAAAACCTTATCGATCATTTAGAGATTGCGGAAAGATCATGGCTTTGTCTGTTTATGATAAAAAATTAAACATATTTCAAAAACAAATAGAGAAAAAAATAAAAAATTTTATGCCTAAAATTAATGTTACTTATACAGGAGGAGTGGCACAAAACGTTTTAGCCAATGCTCAATTTTTAAATTACAAGAATTTTAAAATTGATCCATTGTGTACTGATCAAGGTATATCTCTAGGAGTTATTGCTCACTACACAAATATGAATTTTAAATTACCTCACCCTGTTTATTTAGGATTTAAACCTAAATATGATTTAAATATTTTTAAAAACTATAAAGTTAAAAAAACAACAGTTAGAGAAATTTGTAAAATTTTAAAAAATAATCCTGTCGCTTTATTTCAAGGAAGATCTGAACAAGGTCAAAGAGGTCTAGGAAATAGATCTTTAATTATGGATGCAACTAATATAAATGCAAAAAATATTATAAATAAAATTAAAAAGAGAGAATGGTATAGACCTTTTTCACCTGCTATTTTAGAAGAAAAGGCTAAAGATTATTTTGATTGTAATCAACCTTCACCTTACATGTTGTATGTTTTTAAAAACAAAACTAAATTAAAATCTGTAGTAAGTGACGATGGCACCTCAAGAATACAAACAGTTTCTAAAAAAGACAATTTACATTTTTATAATTTACTTAAAAATTTTCATGTTCCATTTGTTTTAAACACAAGTTTAAATATGGCAGGTCATACTCTTGTTGAAGATTTAGAAGACTTAAAATATATGATGGATTACGGAAACCTTAAATACTCTTACTTACCTGAAATAAAAACTTTAATTACTCAGTAGAACCATCAGCATTAACATTTGGACCATGTTCCCATGCTTGTGTAGACTCATTCCAATCCATCATGATTTTTAAACCATCTACAATTTTTTCAGGCATTGGTGTAGGAGCTTCGTATTTTCCTGTTGAAGAGTTTAATGTCCAACTTGGAAAAGGTTGTGTTGCCTCTACAAATGAATCAGATGCCTCGTCATATTTCCAAACTGGGCCACTTGCAAAATTTTTTCTAGTGCCATCATTGTAGGTTCTTTTCCACTTAGACCAACCATAAGTTTTTGAAAGGTAAGCTACATCCTCAGCTTCATTTGCACCAATGCTATCATCAAGTGTTATAGCACTCAAAACGACATTGTTTTCATCTAATTTAGCGTAGTATTTCATTAGCCTGTGTAAGTTCCTGACGCGTTGAAAGTATGAATTGTGTCTGATCCATCAGTTGTTACTGTTCCAGAGTCAGTGTCTGAACTAGATGTCAATCTTCTAATAATCACCACTCCATTACCGCCGTTGTTAGGATTGTCTGGTCCAAATCCTGAACCACCAGATCCGCCACCTAAACCATTTGTTCCAGCGTTAGGAGTTTGATTTGGGGCTGATGAGCCACCATTTCCTCCGCCACCGGATCCACCTGATCCGCCGCCTCTACCAGGTCCCATTCCGCCGCCACCGCCGCCTCCAGCGTAAGTGACAGAAGATCCTGTTATATCAGATGAAGCTCCTGATCCTCCAGGTCCTCCAGGGCTTCCTCCTGTGCCCGAAGCTCCTCCAGCTGATCCTGCGCCACCGGCTCCACCGCCGCCACCACCAGATCCATGGTTTGGATATTGTGTTGATTGAGCTCCTGCTCCAGGATTACCTTGTGATGGACTTACTGGTGGAACATTACCAGTACCGCCAGATCCTGCAATTTGTGATTGCCAAAAAATACTACCGCCAGATCCTGATCCTCCGTCTCTTCCATTTACGTTAGCTTTAGATCCGTCAGGCCAACCATAAGTTATACCTGCACCACCTGCTGAAGTAATTGTAGAGTCCTCTCCCTCAAAAGAAGAATCTCCTCCGTCAGCTGTTGGGCCTCCTTGATAAATTCCAGTTGGGGAATCTGAACCAGCTCCTACTGTTACTGTGTAGCTTTTTCCTTTTCTTACTGTGAAAGTTTTAGATGCAATAGTTCTGAAACCACCGCCGCCGCCACCGCCGGCTCCATATCCAGGGGAACTTGCTCCACCTGCTGCAACAATTAAATATCGAACATCATATGGTGGTCCAGCGCCTCCGCCGCCAATTCCTCCGAATCCTGCTGAAGCTGCTGCTCCTCTTGTTCCAATTATTGGCATAATCTTTCTCCTCCTAATTTATTACGCAAACTGTGTTTGTGCTGCAAAGACTGTAAACGTTGCATCCCCAGTTTTTATTATAGTATAAGTATATACATCAACTGAACTTGCATTTCCAGAGGAAGGTGCAGATCCACCTTGCCACTCAGGAGTTACTCCTGATCCGTCTACTTGAACGGCACTATTGTAATATGGAGTTCCGCCTTGAGTTACTAAGAAAGCGGCTGTCATTGAGTCCCCAGTAGCCATGACATTGTTTAAAGAGTTTGAACCATCACCTCTGAAATTTACGGTAAAGTTTCCAGCAGCATTTGATGTGTGATAAAGAACAGCTTGAGTTAATAAATCATAGTTTACTGTTCCCGTTGTGCCAGTTGCTGC